CTCCAACTTCAGCATAGTAAGACTCTTTGATCTTATATGTACCGTCTGCTGTTTTTACGAAAATTGGCTGAGTAAATGTCATTCTTACATCAGTATTTCCATTAAAGTACATGATATCTGATTCTTGAGTTTCAATTATATCTGTAATTGTAGTTTCTACAAATTCTCCTACTGATAATGAATCTGAACTCCATGTTGAGAACTGATAAGCATCTGGAGTCGTAGCATCAATTTGATTAATAATTGTTGACTTGATCTTATCTCCAACCTGTAGGAACTTGGCTGGCACTTGACCATCCATAGTGTCTACAAGTGTGTTCTCTTCTACGCAAGGAGGTCCAAACCAAGGGATGAAGTAAAAGCTTGGTGGTGAGAAGAACCCTGGGGGTGCAAAGAACCCTGGAGGGCTGAAGAACCCTGGAGGTGAGAAGAACGAAGGTGGCGAGAAGAAAGTTGTAACGCTATTTGAAGCTGGTGAATAGCTACCGTCTCCGTGCACGTTAGTTGCATATACTTGATATGTCTGTGCTGTTCCTTGTTCTTGTGCTACCGAAATTGATGTTGAGGCTGTATCTCCTGCTTTTCCATCGCTTGATATCCAGTGATAGTTGGTTATTGCAGATCCACCGTTTGCTGGTGCAGTCCATGAAACAACATCTGTTCCTGCGGAAGAAGATGAAGCTGATGGAGCTCCAGGTGTTGCTGGCTTTGACTGAGTAGTAACTGAGTTAGAAGCTGCAGATTGTGGTGATGTTCCAACAGCATTTGATGCTGTTACATAAGCAACAGTTGTCATGTTGCTTCCATTACCAGAAATGGTTAATGGTGATGATGATCCAGTAGCTGTGTGTGTTGTACCATGAACGCTGCAGTATGCTGTAGCTGTATAAGATGTAGCTGCTGGTGAGTTTGCTGGTAGTTCAAATGATACTACAATTATTGCATTATCAAAAGGCCGACCTGCGCCTGGTGATGTTGCAGTTACATTTATTGGGGCCATCGGCTCAAGAAAATTATCTTGAGCCGATGACTTAATTCCGTATTTTTTATTTGCCATTTTTATCTCCTATTTTTCAATTTCATTAAGCTGACAAGTCGCCAACAAGTACCCAAGTATTTGCTGCTCTCTTGATTAATGTTGCTGATGACCACTGTGAGCGAAGCTTTAGTCCTGGAGTTGCATTTACTGTAACTCCACTTGCTGCTGCAACATCTACTGCGCCTGCTCCCACTCTGAGAACATCTAGTGATGTACCGATTGGGAATGCAACTGCCGCATCTGTTGGGATTGTGACTGTCGTTGCTCCTGCTGCGTTCATTTCAATCATTGAGTCTTTTTCATTGACTGATGAAAGTGTGTAGCTTGCTGTCTTCTGTGAAATTGGTGTAGCAGATGGGACTTTACCTGCAAGTGCTGTTGTTACAGTAGTTGCATAGTTTGCATCGTCTCCAAGGGCTGCAGCTAATTCGTCAAGCGTATTCAATGCTGCTGGCGCTGCTGCGATAACTGCATTTACCTGTGCTGTTGCATCTGCAATAGCTTCTGATTTAGCAGTTGCGATTGCTGAAGCCTGTGCTGTAGATACTGGCTTATTTGCATCTGATGTATTAGTTACATTTCCAAGACCTAGGCTAGTTGCTGTTACTGCTGCAACTTCTGACTTAAGTGCTAGAAGTGATGTATCTGAAATTCCGTGTACGTTTGTTGTAGCTGAATTGTGTGTTGATACTTTAGTATCTGCTGCTGTTGCTGCTGCTGTAATAGCTTCTGACTTAGCGTTATTAGCCTTAGTTGTAGCATCTGCTGCTGCAGTTGATACTGCACCATTTGCTTTAGTTGTAGCATCTGCTGCTGCAGTTCCAAGGGCGGTTACAATTGCTGCATCACGAGCTGCAACTGTAGAAATTACAGTCTGATCGATGTTTAATGTTAATGAGTTAGCTGCATCGTCATAAACTCTTCCAAGTCCATTACCTGCTGTAACTTGTAGCATTCCTGCTGCTGTGTCTTGAATTCTTTCATCTGCATTTGCAATAGAAAGGTATGTGCTAGTTGCGTTAGCCTGTGTTAAGTATGTGCTTGCTGCATCTGTCTTTGCAAGGTATGCTGCATTGTTTAAGGCTGTTGTTGAGTATACTGAAAGATCTGTTGTCTTTACGTATCCGTCAATTCCTGCACCTGCTGGAATTGTTACTGTTCCAGTAAATGTTGGGGATGCAAGTGGCGCTTTTGTACCAAGTGCTGTTGTAATTGTTGTTGTATAATTTGCATCATTACCAATTGCTGCTGCAAGCTCATTGATTGTATCAAGTGCTGCTGGAGCTCCATTTACAAGAGTTTGAAGAGATGCATCAACATATGTACGAGTTGCAATTGATGTTCCTACTGCAATTTGTCCTGTAGCAGAATCATAATTGATTCCTGTTCCGCCAGAGATCTTCTCTCTAACTGAAGCATTTGAAATCTGATTAGTTGGTACTACTGCATTTGCATCTAGGCCTGCGACACCAAATGCTACTCCCTTGTCTGATTCTGGGATATATGTTCCATCTACTGAGCTTGACAATCCTGCAACTGCAGCATCAACATATGATCTGGTTGCAACAACTGCTGAATCAACGCTAATTGTAATTGTGTTAGCGCCGTCGTTGTATGTCTTTGTAAGTCCTGAGCCCATTGTAAGAGCTGTGTTAATTGCATCCTGAGAAATTTCTCCGATTGCTGCTGAATCTGATGCTGCATATGAGAGTGTGCTCCATGCGCCAGTTCCATTACCAAACTTAAATTTATTTGTGTCTGTTTCTACACCCATTTCGCCTGCGGCCAAAACTGGGTTTACTGAAGTCCAGTCTGCTGCCAGACCTCTTCGTACTTGAATTCTTACTGTTGACATATTTGCCACCCCTTATATTTTATATTATTACTAAATTATACCATTTGCAATATTACAATTACTGAATTGTACTAGAGTCAAATGCTAGATCGTATGAAGTTGTTGAAGGGGTTCCACCGTCAGCGAATTTAGTCGCTGTTGTTACAACCCCGTTTGCCTGAACTGTATAAACTGGATTACCGTCATAATCTACGGCCAATCCAATATCCATAAAGCTTATTGCTCCAGATGTATCGACTACATCTGTTGTATGTGCCAAAGAGACCCAAGTTCCATTAATTTGAACCTGTAGTCTCCCTGATGTTTCATCGAATGCTATTGGGGCGGTGCCTAATACAATGTTAGAATCAAACGTTGCTGTACCAGCTACATTTAATCCATTCTTTACTCTAAAATTTTTATTTACTGTTGCCATTTAAGTTCACTTATCCCCTAATTGTTATTTGGTGGGGGATTTTTAAGGAATCCCCCAAAACCTTTATTTAATTATTTAAGTAGTGTTCCAGATACTTTGATTGTTGAGTTATCTGTTGGTGTGACCTTTACAAGAACATTTGAGCCAGATACTTCTGCTGTAATTGTTCCTCTTGATCCATTAGTTCCAACAATTGCATATTCTGTAATTGCTACGTTATCTGATGCATCTAGTGTTAATAGAATTTCAGATATTTCATTGTGTGATGCGTTATCAATCTTAACTAGTAGCTTAGCTGAACGGTAGTCAGCCTTTGCCCACTGGTAAGCTGTTCCAGCAACTGATGCTGTTCCAGATGATGAAGCTGCAATTTGCTTTGCTTGATCATTTACGTTTAACGCTGTAAATGCTGTTGTTCCTGCTTGCTGAGCTGCATTAGCAGCTGCTGCTGTTGCTTCTGCTGCTGATTGTGCCGCATTAGCCTTTGATGTTGCGTCAGCAGATGCTGCTGATTGTGCCGCATTAGCCTTTGATGTTGCGTCAGCAGATGCTGCTGCAGTTGCTTCTGACTTTGCAGTTGCAATTGCTGTTGTAACATCAGATGAGTTAGCTTTTGTTGCTAGTGCTGATGTAAGAGTTGTTGTGTAATTAGCATCATCATTAATTGCTGCTGCCAATTCATTTAATGTATTAAGAAGTGCTGGTGCACCGTCTACTAATGAATCTACTGCAGTTGAAATTGCTGTATTACGGTTTGTAACCTCTGTTGAAATTGCAGCTGAAAGTGCTGCTGCTGCTGTTGCTTCTGCTGCTGACTTTGCTGCATTTGCCTTAGTTGTAGCGTCTGTTGCTGCTGCTGCTTGAGCGGCATTTGCCTTAGTTGTAGCGTCTGTTGCTGCTGCAGAAATTGCTGCTGCTTGAGCGGCATTAGCCTTTGATGTTGCATCTGTTGCGGCTGCTGAAATTGCAGATGATGCTGCGGCATTAGCCTTTGATGTTGCATCTGCTGAAGCTGTGGCTTCTGCTGCAGTCTTTGCAGCTGCTGCTGCGCCTGCTGCTTCAAATACGCCAGACTTTACGGATAGCTTTCCAGCACCGTTAACTTCAAGCTGTGTTGCTTCTACAGACTTTACTAGAGTCGCTCCACCTACAAGGTTGAGGATGTAACTGTCTGATCCTGTTTCTCTAAGGATATTTTGGCCATTGATTGTACCTGTTGTACCTTCAACAATGAGGCCAGATTTAATTCTAAAGTTTTTTACTACTGTTGCCATTTATATGACTCCTCTTGATGCTTTTTTTTATTACGCCTTGATTGAAGTTCTGTAATATCTTACTGATATAGAACCGCTCACAGGGGTGACTCTTAAACTAATTATACCTGAATTTTCTTCAAAGGTATAAGTAAATATATTTGTGTTAGTGCTTGAAACGATGTTTGATTCACTTACAAGGATATCTGAACCTGCATAGGTTGCTGCTATTTCTGATGTGTATACGTCTGCACCTTTTGTAACTTGAATACGATAGTTAACTGTTTTCCAGTCTGCCTTCGCAAAAGAATCGATGTTTGTTGGATTTTCAATCCCATACACTGCAAGATCATTATTTCCTTCTAGACCAAGCTGGGTTGAAATAGCATCTGAAGAATTTGAAATTCCAGATACTGTTGTTTGAAGTGTGTTTAGCTTATATGTTAAAGAATTTGCATCTGTTGAACCTGTTACGCCAACGACATTCTCTAATGCTTCGATTGCATCATTAGCATTAGCGTGTTGTGCTGCGTGTCCTACTAGCTCATCATTTGCCGCTGGATTTGTAAGATTGTCCTTACTTGTTGGAAAAGTTGTTGCCATTTATTAAAGCCTCCTGGCGGTATTGCATGTTATCTAATTATATCCTATATATTTTTTTAAGACGGGTAATATCCAGAAGGAAGGCCTTTGATTACCCTATCATCTATTATACCAGTAGAAAAATGAATTCCTGAATAATTCTCAAAGTCTTCTAGTGTTCTTTCGGTAAATAGTCCACTTGTATCATCTATTTTTTGTCCAACAATTATCTGCTGGAAGTAAGACTTGGACTCGTTATGCTTTGGATAAAATGTTTCAGGGCTATCGTCCCATATAAGTTTTCTGTCTGGCCTTCCATACCTGTGATACACAAATGCTTTCTTTGGTGTAACAAGATTATATCCTGCAGTAAAGAATCTTAAGGCCATCATTGGCTCTTCTTCTGTAAATGCAATTTTATCTACAAAAGGAACTTTTTCTATGACGGATTTTTCTGTAAAAAAGAAATGTCCAGACACATACGGGCTCAGCACATTAGAATCTGGGTTAGAATATTGTGGACTAAATTGTGGAACAAGGGTAGCCTTAAAATGAGCTACGTTACTTTCAGTCATGTAAAATGTAGGGTTCTGTAAAATTTCTGGAATTTGATCATTGCCATTTTCATCAACATCATATGGTGGGACATATGCTGTAAATACTAGTTCAGAAAAATCATTCTTTGCATAGTTGTATTCTTTAATTATTTCTGAATCCCAGTTAGGTATTGCTCTCATGTGGGAGTCCATATTTAAATAATACTCTTGGCCAGCATAGAATTTATTTGAATTCTTTCTGGCAGGCTGGCATCCAATAATAGATCCTGGAATAAGACAATCTGCATTAACATTATTTCTCTTTAGAGTCTCTGTTTTATTATATTCAACATTATCATCTTGAAGGGTTATTCCAAAGAAAACTCTTTCTGGAAATTCCGCATTTGCTATAAAGTGATCAACTGTTTTCCATATCTCTGGATCTTTATATGAAGGTATGTTAATAAATATCCTTGCATCGTTGTCTATCATTAGTTCCTCCATTTTTTCTAATGGAACTAGCTCTGCCGCACCCCATTTATGAATAGGGCATTCTGCTGCCTGAAGCTTTGTTTTAAACTTCATAAAACAACCACATTTTTTACATTGTTTTGTTAGACCCAAAAACTCTGGACAAGACTTACAAATAGAATATCTATTTGCAGCTTCTTGTGGGGTTGCGTATTGGCTATTAGGATTTAGTAAATCCCAGGGCTTTACTGACATATATAAATAATACCATTTCTACTTGTTGTGCACAAGCGTGCCATTTACAAAGAACCAGTCATTTGGCTCACAGGAAAGTTGATAAACATTAACAGTTTGGTCAACTAAGAATTCTATTTTGTCGACTAAAGTTTCTTCCATTTGTGCTTGTGAATTAATATTAATTATGTATTCACCAACTTCAACATAGTACGCTTCTTTAATCTTATAATCTCCTGATAAAGTTTTAACAAAAACTGGCTGTGTGTATGTCATTCTTGTATCTACATTTTCATTAAAATATAAAATGTCTGATTCTTGAGTTTCAATTATATCTGTAATTGTAGTTTCTACAAATTGACCTACTGAAAAATCAGCAGATGACCAGGTAGAGAACTGATATGAGTCAGGTGTTAACGGATCAATTTGATCAATTGCAATAGATTTTATTTTATCTCCAACCTGTAGGAACTTAGCTGGTACTTGACCATCCATTGTGTCTACAAGTGTATTCTCTTCTACGCAAGGAGGTCCAAACCAAGGGATGTAAATAAAGCTTGGTGGGGCAAAGAATCCTGGTGGGGCAAAGAATCCTGGAGGAGAGAAGAATCCTGGAGGAGAGAAGAATCCTGGTGGTGAAAAGAATCCTGGTGGTGCAAAGAATCCTGGAGGTGCAAATGCTAAAGCTCCACCACAACATTGCCACCCAGTTGGTACGCTGTAAGTTGAAGAACCACCCAAATACTCATAACCTAATTCAGAGCATGTGTAAGATGTTGGATTAGTATAAGTTCCTGGACATGTTAATTTTGCAGCTGGTGTAGGGGTAGGTGTTGGAGTTGGTGTAGGTGTTGCAGTTGGTGTTGGTGTAGCTGTAGGTCCTGGTGTAGGTGTTGCAGTTGGTGTTGGTGTCGCTGTAGGTGTCGGAGTTGGAAGGGCTCCTCCGCAACAAGACCATCCGCTAGGCACACTATATTCTGTTGATCCGCCAAGCCTTACATATCCAAGTTCAGCACATGTATAAGAAACTGGATTTGTATAAGTTCCTGGACAAGATGGTAAAGGAGTTGGTGTTGGAGTTGGTGTAGGGGTCGGAGACGGTGTTGGAGTAGTAGTTGGTGTTGGTGTCGCTGTTGGAGTCGGAGTCGGAGTAATTGTTGGATCACAAGCAGCATTTCCAGCATCTGCAAGAGCCGCAGCGTATGTTGTTCTATAAACATATTTTCTTCTATAAGTTCCAGTGGTGTCGTATGTGTCTGATGGTATTCCTGTGGTATTTGTTAACGGCCCAGATGCTGTTGGAGACGCTCCGTATACTCCGCTAAATGGATTACATAAAGATGTACCTGTGTAATACACATACTGTGTTGGGGGAGCTGTGGTTGGAGTCGGAGTAATTGTTGGATCACAAGCAGCATTTGCTGCAGCAACAAGAGCTTCTGAATAAGTTGTTCTATAAACTGTTTGTGTGCTTAATGTTCCATCAATAACATATGTATCTGTTGGTATTGTATTGTTTGGAGAAACAGTTGGTCCAGTTACTGATGGATTTGATGCGTATACTCCACTAAATGGGTTACATCTAGAAATTCCAGTATAGTAAGAAACTCCTGCATTTGTTGTAAATTGTACGGTATTAGATGTCCAAGAGGTTTCGCTAAATCTATCTGCCGTTCCTGTAACTACAACCTTATATCTATATGTTTCTCCCGCTGTTAAGAATGTAAGAGGAATTGTTGATGTTGAACCTGATCCAGATCCTGCTGGCATTGAAGATCCGTCTGGATTAACCCAATAAATTTCCCATGCTGTTTGAGTTAAATTAGAATTGCTCCAAGATAGGGTGGCGGTGGTTTGAAGTACATCAGAAACTCCGATGGTGACGGAAGGCTTAAATGGCTTCATATCTGGAATAACATACTCTTTAAATGTTGGGCTTTCTAAAGGAGTATTATATAAAGATTGTGTGTATGGATTATTTACATTTTGTGATGTAATATAAACAGTTAATTGTCCATCTGCTGAGCCAGTGTCTATTGATGTTGTATCGTATGCAGTTCCATCAATTACAGTAGTAACATCTTTTTGGTTTTGTACCCCTGGTCCCACCCAATATACTCTATATTGATCAGCTCCTATTGGCTTTACCCATCTTAAATTAATTCTACCATTCTGCGTAAGAGTATGGTCTACATAAAATACATTTTGTGGCCTTACAACTTGATTTTGATCATCAGTTGAAATTGAATCTATTCCATTTGTATACACAGAAATTAAATTATTTCCATTAACATATACTGGATCTGATTCTCCAAATTCATTTATGGCAACTACCTTGCATCTTAAAACATAGCCAATCATTTGCTTATCAATATAAGAAGAGTTTTGATTATCTCCAAAAGTTACCCAGGAAGATTCTGCATGTGCTCCGCTAAGTGCAAATGGTGCTTTTTGCCATGTATATGTAAATGAAGTTGGGGAGTTTTCCCATGTACCAACTCCTATAGATATATATTGGCCTGCTTGTCTATTATTATTTTGCCATGTGAATATTGGAGCTATTGTATTTTTCGGTACTGCCGCTCCAAATTTTTTCCATTGTGAGCCGTCATAAACATAAGATGCTTTTGAATCTTTCCAGGCAGAGCCATCGTAGATTGATATTTTTTTGAAGGGTTTCCATGCAGAACCATCAAAAATGTTTAGTGGCATCCTGTGTCCCCTTTAGTATTGAATGTAGATATCTCCCGCAGCTGGAGAGGATATAACTGAATATCCTGTAGCTGAAGATCCATATGCTATTTGATTTGCTGCTGTATTTGACCCTGCATTGTGATATCCATAAGTTTTTGCATTATCTAAAGTTGCATATGTGGTTGCTGCAATTGCTGATGTCAAATACAATGTAAGATCTAGGTCTTCCCATGAAGCATTTGTTCCATCTGTTTTTAAATATTTGCCAGTGTAACCCATCTGGCTTGGAAGAATTGTATCTAAACCAGTTACTGTAGCTGTAGAAAAATCTATTGTCCCAGTAAATGCTGGTGATTCTAGTGGGGCTTTTAAGTCAAGAGCTAACTGTGTTAGTGTAGATATTGGTTTGCTTGCATCTGTAGTGTTATCTACATTTGCAAGTCCAACCATAGATTTTGTAATACCAGAAACTGTTCCAGTGAATGTTGGGGAAGCAATTGGTGCCTTAAGGTTAACTGCAGATGTTAAAGCTGTGAGTCCAGATTGATCTGTTTGTAGGGCAGCTGCAATTTCTCCAAGTGTATTCAAAGTTCCTGGAGCAGAGTTAATTAATGAATCTATTGCAGTTGTTATTGCAGAATTTCTAGAAGTAACCTCTCCAGTTATTGCAGTTGATATCTCTGATGTTACATCTGAGACCCGTGCAATAGATGTAGGAATAACAGAAGATATTATCTTACCAGAAGCATCTATTCCTGCATAGCCAAATGCTGCATCTCTTCCGCTTTCCAAAACATAGTTGTCAAGAGAGTTTTGTAAACCACTTTGTGCAACATACTTATTATCTGCTGCTGCAGATGTAATATATGTAGAGCTAATTGATGCAGATAAATCATCAATGTTTCCATTTACTGCAATTAAAACATTTGTAATACTTGGATTTACTGCTGCAATTGCTCTTGCATCTGTAAAGTAAAAGTTAGAAGACCCTTCTGCTAAATCGTTTGTTGTTTTTGATGATAAATTAGCTGATCCGCTTACTGCTGAAATTGCTGCGTTACGAGCTGTAACTTCTGTAGCAATTGCTGCATTTATTGCAATTCCTCTATTTGTAGTTTCTGCTGCAACTGCAGATGTAATCGCTGCATTTCTGGCTGTAGATTCAGTTGCAACTTTTGAATCAGTGTACGTATTAGCAGCTTGAGTTGCTGAAGCAATTGCTGTTAAGTCTTTTGTTTCTGCAGCGGCAATAGCATTTTGTTGTGCTGCAGCTGCCTTGTTTGTTGCATCTGTTGTTGAAATTGTAACTGCTTGGCTTTTTGCTGTTTCAATTGCTATATTTCTAGCAGAAACTTCTGCTGCAATTTGTGATGCAACTGCTGAAACTGCTCTAGCATCTGTAAAATAAAGATTTGTTCCTTCTGGAATACCCGAAGTGGTCATAGCGGCAAATGCAGAATTAATATCTGCTGTAATAGATAATGCTGTAGGGAGCTGTGAGGTTGGAATCTTGCCTTCTGAGTTTAGAGTAGCAATTCCATTTGCTTCTCCTGTCTTAAAAGCATATGATGTTGTTTGGTTCCATCTTAGTCCGCTTCCAATTTTAAATTTTAGGGTATCTGTTTCTATTCCAATTTCTCCGCCTAAAAGAGTTGGGTTTACTGAGGCCCAGTTTGCTGCTGTGTCTCTTCTTAGTTGAATTCTTACTGCCATTTTATGCTCCTCCTGCATCTACTGTATTGCTAAAAGTAGTATCTGCATTTCCACTATTATTTATTGTATCATTATTATCTGGCCAATACAAAGAGTCTGGCTGTCCAGCATCAAACAAAGTCAGTGCTTCCCAAGTAGGGTCTTGTGTAACAGATTCTGGTGAGCCGCCATCTACTCCAATTACTTGAGGTAATGTGATTGCGGGAGATGCAATTTCATTATAATCAACAAATGTAATTGGATTTTGTATATCAATGCTATGGACATCACCATCGTATGTGTGAGTATGTCTATAAAATGGTGTTGGATCTGTACTCGGTGGTGTTAGCTCAATCCATTCCTCACCATTATATATTCTTAAATTTTTACTTAATATGTTAAAGTAAACATCACCTGCCGTAGCATTAGATGGGTCTGATGCCACTGTAAGTAAGTTGAGAGCAACCTTCATTTGGCGAGACATGTCTTATCCTACAATTACTACTTTGTATTCTCCAGCTGCTGGCGCAATTGCAAAATCTACTGTAACAACATTTGAGCTAGTTCTTTTTACGTCTGCCTCGACTTGGCTAAATGGCGAAGCTGCTTCAAAAATTTGAACAGTAACATCTGTAGTCCCAAGATTGTGAGTAATTGCATAAGATGTTGCTGATGCGCCTAAAGTTTCTGCGTACTTTCTTGCAATTGAGTGATAGTTTGTTCCATCATTTGTAAGCGTCCACTTATCTGATGTTTCATTCCATAAAATTTCTGCATCTGGAGATGTTCCACGCTCTACAACAATTCCTGCGTCAGTTGTAGGTGCCCCAGTAAATCCACTATTAAGTTTTACCTTATTATCTTCAATGTTAATCTGTGTTGTATTAACAGAGTTAACAGTTCCAATAACATTTAAGTTTCCGCCAACTTGCAAGTTGCCAGTAATTTCTACGTTATCTGGTAGACCAATAGTTACAGCAGCATTGTGTCCGCTATTTGGTGAAACTGTAACTTCATTTGCTGTTCCAACAATAGTTGCTACATAGTCGCCTGTTGTTTGTGAATCTAGAGGGATAACTAGATTAGCTTCACTTGCTCCAGTTAAACGACCTTGCTGATCAACAGTAAATGTTGGTACCTTTGTAATTGAACCGTATGTTCCAGCTGTTACTGCGGTATCATTTAATTTTATTGTGTGTGTTCCTGCTACATCGCTATATGTTGCAGTTAATCCTGTTCCGCCAACAACTGTAGAGCCAATTAAATCTTGAATTACCTCTTGTGATCCAGAGGTAGGTGTCCACTCTGTTCCATTGTAGAAGTACAATACATGTGTGCCAGTATCAAAGTATATTTGACCAGCGACTGGTGATGAAGGGGCATACCCTAAATTTTGAATTCTAGCATTGAGCAACTCATTCTTGTTGAGGTCAATACTAACTAAAAACTTTTTTGCCATTTTCTTTCTCCCTTATGACAGATGTGCTGTCCCTGAAAACGGTTGCGCCATAGTCAGTGTTATTTGATTAATACTATTATAGTCTATTCCTGTTTCTAGGATATCCCCAGCGCTTGACTTAACTGTAACATTGGGGTGGAACCCAAGGTTGTGGTTAATTAATACGGAGTATATTCCCTGAACTGGTCCAGTGATTTGTGCCATTTCCCAGCTATAAGTTAAAGAAATTTGCTTGTCTAGGATAAAACTACTATTTATATCCCAGCTATTTGTTTGGTCATTCTTTGGACCCCAGAATCTTGTTGTGTCTGTGTCAAAATAAAAATCTCCAGGAACTCCTAGCGTATTTGCTGGATTTCCCTCTCCGCTTATGATTGTTCTGCCTGGGGCTCCGCTTGCTCTAACTACAACAAGGGGCTTATTTTCGGTTACTATTAAACGTGTTGCCATTATACTGTCACTGACCTACTTAAGGTCATATACCCTTCTAGCAGTCTTGTTTTGTTAACGCTTGGGTCAATTAAAACAAGATCATATGCAGATTTTGGATAAAACATTTTATTTGTTCTATCTGCTGAAATAGAAATCTTTAACTTTCCTTCTGTTGGGCTTATTACAATGCCATCAACTTCTGTTAAAGTAAATGCAAGCTTTTTCCCGCCCTGGGTGTCTCTAACTTGTAGTTTAGCTGTGTGGTGATTTAACTGAATTGGAGTCTGGTCTTCATCCAAATACTGTACTTCAAATGTGAAAGTAGTATTTTGATCAACTTCAAAGTTTTTTTGCGCTGCCACATTTACCCCTAAATTAGAAAAGCCCTTATGCCAATTTTAGCATAAGGACGTTCCTAATCAACTATAATTTAGGCCTTGTTGGTAAATCCAAAATTCTTGTCATTTGGATTTAATGCCTTTAGGATTACGGGCGCTATCGCTGCAATTCCGCCAAGTAGTAAATCTTTAGGATTTGTATTACCTGTCATGTATAAGGCTAGTGCTGCTGAAAGAAATGCTCTTCCGTAGCTTGCCAATGCTGCTAGGATCTGTTCTTGCATAGTTACTTTCCCATCTTTATTTAAATCTGCTTTTGCAAATTTAGCCATTTTGTTATCTCCTTGTGGGCAATTTGCCCTTGGAATTTTCGGCTGTGGCCGAATACTATAATTCTACCACTATGCTGAAATATCTACAAGTTCGCAATTACCGTCAGAACTGCAGGCAAGGGTGGCAGAGGGTGATGTTCCATCTTCTGTCTCATAAAAAGATAAATCTTCCCAACGAATATTTTTAGGCATTTTTGAAACAAGCCTTTCGTATTCTTCTTTAGAAACCTCTTGGTATGGAGCCTGCTTATAAGAATGTTCTGAGTGTGGCAAGAAAGATATTCCAGACACCTCATCAAAATTCTTATATACCCAAGCGCCCACTTCCATCCATTCATCTTCTTTTACAGAAACAGTGATTGATGGCTTATGCTCACACCATGCACGTTGATATACTAGCCAAATATTTAAATGATCAATTGCAGTTAAATCATTTCTAACAATTGCAGCTTCTGGCGCTTTGACTGGAAATGAAAATACATATGTGTCGTTTGGCTTCATCACATCATCTTCTACTGGGATTCCAACTTCTTTTAAAAATGTAGAGATTGGATCTCCCTTTGATCCACGTACTGTACGAATATAATATGGAGAATGCCACGGATGCATACCTGAAGATACCCCAACAAGTTGAGAAACAGTTCCAGAAGGCTTAACACAAGTAATTGCTGCAGATTCTGGAATACCAATTTTTCCAGATTCTTCTCTGTTCACTTCTCTTGCTTTTTCACGCAGAGTCATAAGAAATGCTTCAAGCGAAATTAGGTCTTCTTTACCCGACATAAATTTATGACCAAACTGACCAGTTAAAGAAACTCCAAGGAGGCGTTCTTCCTCTGTGTTATCTTTCCAAATTTTACGTAGGTATTTAAAATCAGTTAAAGTTGATTGCCACGTTCCAAGAATTGTAGCAAGTTCAACTTTGCGCTGAATATCTTTCTTTGTATCATTTTCACGTAATACGACTTCTGAAAGGTTACAAAACTGATAAGGACGTAGAATAATTTCTGAGCATGGGTTAGTTCCGTAGTGTATATCTGGATCTCTTCTTCCAAACTTGGCTGCTTGGGCTTGAGCTGCGGCCACATTGTATATACCTCGTTCTCCAGATTTTGAGTCATACAAAGATTTCCATTCTGCAATAAACTGCTCCATCTCTGGTTTGCGTGAATAAGCAACAGAGTTATTTGATAGTGCACGTTGTGGGCTTTGCTCCCACCAATTTCCTGATTTAGCTTGTGCCATTTCAATGTCATTAATATTAGAAAGAGAAATCATTGCTGATCTACGTACTCCGCCGACAACTACAACTTCGCCAATCTTGCACATAATGTCATGGCATTCAATTGGCTTAAGATTTCTTCCTGTAGCATTTTTAAATTTAGCAATTGTAAAATCAAAAAGATTTACTAGTGGTTGCGGACCAGAGGATCTTCCTCCCATTGTCTTTAAACGTGCTCCTGAAGGTCTAACTTTTGAGACATCAATTGCTGGAATGTGTCCTGTCCAAAGTAAAGCAAGTAGTTCACGATAAGCTTTTGCCCATCCTTGTTTTGAATCTTCAACAACAATAACAGTATCTGACTTTTCAAGTTTTTCTGGGACTGGAGGAAGCTTATTTATATACTTGTATTCAACAGAGAATCCAACTCCAGTTCCGCACATAAGAACATACATTGTCTCATCAAATGATCGAGGGGAGTCAACTGGTAAGAAAGCGCAGTTATATCCAGCAACATTATCTCTTTCCAGAGCAGCTCCTGATGTCATTACTGATCTCATAGACGGCATAACGTTTCGTTCAAACACAAACTCTTTTAATTCCGCAACTAGCTTTTCATTTGGAATATAATTATGATTTACCTTAAGATGATTAGTCATGAAGTTAAAGTATCTATCTACTGTTTCTCCCCATGTTTCTCTGCGACCTTCTGCCTCTACCCATTTTGCATATCTGGATAAAGCAATAAAGTTCTCATAAGGATTTTCAATATTTTGTGACATTTATCATACGACCTTTTCTCCGCCTTGCGGTGTAATTTTTAGATGAAGTCCTAGTGTATCAAACTTTTATTTAGCGGTCTAGGGGTGAAAAATATTTTTAGAAATATCAATATATGAGATATTGTTTCAGTTAACTAAGTTGACATGGTTTATCTATTAATGTTATGATTGTATCTCGTTATCTCTATAGGAGGAAATGCCAATGGAGAATATAAAGCAACAGTTTAGCGATTTAGTTCGTGACTGGACGATAATAGCAGTAACAATGTTATTTTTGTTTGGAAACACAGCAAACGCTGTAACTGTAGTAGAACCTTTAGTGAAAACTGAAGCCCAATTAAAGCAAGAAGTCTTAGATAGCTTTAGTAAAGAAATTTACAAACCATCTGAGATGCTTACAGATCAAGAGTTGTTAACACTTCTGGAGACTGTAGGATTCGAAGGACTAGGTCTTAAAAAAGCTTGGTCCATAGCAAAGCGTGAATCTAATGGAAGACCGCTTGCATATAACGGGGACAGAAAAACAGGAGATAATTCTTACGGATTATTTCAGATAAATATGATTGGAAATCTTGGTCCTGACAGACTTGAGAAATTTGATCTACAGAGTAACAAAGAGTTATTCGACCCAGTAACAAACGCAGAGATAACGTACTATATGACCGATGGCGGCAGTGATTGGTCAGCTTGGAAGGGCATGACCCCAAGAGCTAAGGAATTTTTCTTAAAATTTCCGACAAAGTAAAGGAGATGGGATGAGGATACAATATGTATCAACTTACATCTCCATGTCAGAAGAAGGATTGGTTGAAAAGCTTTTATGCCCAGTAGACCAATCCATTCTTTTTTGTAATCAAGATTTAGCAGATAACATATCTCTATATTGCCTAGAGTGTGAATACAGAAAGGATATGGGGTCTGCAACATATCAAAAAATAGTAAAGCTGGTTGAGGAAAATAGAAGTGTGTAATAAAGAATACTGTGAGTGTAATAGAGAGTCGATCAATATCCCAATTACCGACTCTATGGGCAGAGAGGCTTTTTGGTTAGATGCAGGAAGACCTGAATAAAGAAGTTTCAAATAATCTTGAAGATAATTTACCTATGGTTAATTATATTATGCTTCATAGAATGTACGACCTTCTTACCTTAATTTCAAATAAAATTGTAGGTAGTGAAGATACTCAAAAAATGATAGAATATCATGAGGCGGGTTACCTTTTGGGACCAGCGCCTTCATTTACACCAGGTGAGGAAGAATAAAATGGAAAAAGAAAAAGTAGTACTACTAATGCTTGAAAAACTAAATAATGATACAAGATTTGCTGGAGTTTCTTCAGGGGCAGATATTGCAGATGTTGAGCAGCAAATTATTAAGAACCAGCCATTCTTGCAGTGGCAAATGGGAAACATGTATGACCTTCTTGTAGAAAAAGGCGTATTAGTTCCTTGACATTATTTGGATAATACTTTATACTTTTAAAGTATTGGTTGAGTTTTGCTCCCAGTATATAAAGCCTCATTCGGATCCGCCTCTGAATGGGGCTTTATTATTTAAGTGGTATAATTATATTATTATGTCCCCTAGAGATCACTTTTCAAAAGCAATGCATAGCCCTTACTTTTCTTCACCTGGCTATGGTGATACACCTAGTGGAAAAGCTGAAAAAGACCTTCAAAAAAATCTTAATAAAATAAAAGGATTTTTTAAACGTATAGTTAGGAAAAAATAATGTTTACTGACAACAAGAATTTTGAGCAAGTGGCGGATCAAGTTTGGATTTGGCGTAACTTTGTAACAGAAGAAGAAAATAACCAAATAATGTCAATCATGAAAGAGTATGAATCTAAATTTGCTAATAACCAGGATGCATTTAAATTTGAAGACCAGGCAATTGATTGGTACAAAAATAAAACAGGACCCTTGATGCTTGAATTAAAGCCTATATGGGATAGAATTTCTTTAGCCCTATACCCAGAGCACTACATCCATCCACAGCTTTTTGTTAATGTTATGCGTCCAGGTGATGAGGGCATGTTTGTACACGCAGATAGCCCAGGAATGAATATGGAGCATAATCTAACACAATTAGATAGATGGTCAACTTGCTGTAGACTAAGTCATGGAATAGTTACATATTTTGGAGACTACGCTGACGGACAAATATTTTACCCAAATCTTGAAAAAGACGGATCTGTAAAAAATAGACCTGGGGACCCATTTGATTGCTTAGAGGTAGATGTGCGACCAGGAGATATGGCAATACATGGAGCAACACACCCTTGGGAGCATGGTGTAAGAAAAATTACATCTGGTACAAGGTATGCTTATTCAAACTTCTGCATGGAACTAGAGCATGCTCCTGGAACATATGAGCTATTTAATCCAGACAAGCATCCGCACATGACGGATGAAAAAGAGATAATTAGTTGGGTACAAACAGTATACCCTGAAACAACATTCTGCAAAAAGAAGTGCATTTGTGGACAATCAGCAGATTTTCCATATTGCGATAACACTCACAAAATAATTAATGCAAAAAATGCTGGTATCAATAAATAATTTTTTATCTAAAGAAGAAATTGAATCTTTTTTAAATAAACAAACCTCTATTGATTTAATAGTAGATAAAACTTCTAGCATAATATCTAAATATAATAATGCTAAAGTTTACACACAATGGGTTGAATTTCTAACTATGAAGTCTGGATCATTTAATTCTCTACATACAGACATAGATAATAATGAAGAAAATCTAATATCTGCAATACTTTATTTAAATAGTGATTACAATGGTGGAGAATTTATTTTTCAAAACATAAAAGTTAAGCCAAATTCTGGTCAACTACTTTTTTTTAATAGTAATAAGAACACCCCGCATGAGGTAACAGAAGTTTTGGGCGCTGATAGATTATCTATATCAATGTTTTTTAGTTATGATGAAACAAGATCAAAATACAAATATCTATCTAAAACAATTTCTAATGCATACAAAAGAGACAAAAGACCTATATAGTGCAAAAGTGAAAAAATTGAAGTGCGGCGGCGGTAGAAGAACCCTTTTTAAAATTTAGCATCATACAGGGGATCAGCACTATATTCATATATTAGATTCATTAATAATAAACAGTCAGAATGGGATTCTAAGTACCATATGTCACATACCCCTGACTCTGCATTCAAACATGTCTCTAATCGGCTCTTAAGCCCCTTTATGACCCACTCTAGCGAACACCGTGCAATGAACTTGTCAGCTTGATAATAATTGCATTCCTCATATCGACGATCTAGCAAATATTTCGCTAATTGGTCTGCTTTGTCCGAATTTACCTTATTATCCATAATGTCCCTATTGTATATAGACCAATGAGAATCCAAGATAGCCAGAGTATTGACCTATATAGTTTAGAGTTCTTCATAGTCTATATCTTCGTCTAGGTCAAAATCAAAGATTTCTACATTTCCCGCCCAATTTAAAAATTTAGACAATGCGACTCCTGAAAGGATTGCTATCGCAATGGTACTTACTAATGCATATAATTTCTTCATATATATATCCTAGTCAACTGCTTTATTTTATATCATCCCAAAATGCAATGATCAATATTATTATTGGTCCAAATATAACTGATGCCTGTATCCAGTTCATATTGACCTCCTTGTAGGGATACTGGGATTTGAACCCAGAATCTATTGTATATAAGACAAGTGCTTTAACCAGATTAAGCTATATCCCCTAGTTCATATAGACTTGCAGAATTATTCCGCATATATGTACTAGGATAGCTATAATGCCGATCCAGATTATTGTCTTCATTTCCCGCCTTTAATTAATTTTTCAATGCAAGATACGCAAAAATTTTCAAGTACGCCCTTTGAGTTAATACGCTCTACGTATTTTGGATTTTCGCAAAAATTACATTTCATAATATTAGTATACCATAATCCTAGTCAACTGCTTTATTCCTAATTATGAATTTCTTATTTAACTTTTGTATATTTGATATTTCTTCTACAGAATTATAAATGTTAGCTTGATGAGAGTTACTTGCAAAACACTCTTTTCTAGATATATCACGCTTTTCATTAATTTGATCTTGAGTCATAAATTCTATTTCCTTCTTATATGCATTAGGCATAGGCGACTCTACATACATTCTAATAAATACCTTCTCACCGTTTTTGGTTCCATACACGCCATGATAATGCAATGAAGAGAAAAACATAGCATCTCCAGCTTCAGGGAAGTATTCTATTGGCTTATCTATCTCATAGTACTCTACGCCATTATCTGTAATCTTTCGTTCTGCCGTTTCCATATCTATAAATGCCAATCCGCCACCTTCAAAATCATCATATGGGTATACGTTTAATGTAAATGCATGTGGAGATGAACCCCAAAATGGAGTTCTATCAATGTGGTATCCGTTTATAAATCCATCATCACCAAAACTGTCTGCATAGTCTACAAGAAGTATATCTGCAGATCCCCATCCACCAGCTTGAGATGCCTCTTCGTATGTTGCTGGTATATTGTAGTTTGGTTCTATATCTAAGGACTTTAAGTAGTCCATGTTTAGATAGTTGTCTTTGTAGTAGTTAATACATTGTGTATATATACTACCAAGCTCTTTGATAAGCTCTCCAGGTTCGTTATTAAGATCTCTTGTGTCATACGGATCTAATGTCGACTTACATCCAGAGATTCCCCAATCCATCCAGTCTGTAAATAACTCATGTTTTTCAGTTTGAGATTTTTTTATAGTGTCATAGGTTTTCTTTGGATCTTTTAATACATTCTTAAATACAAGAACTCCATTAGTCAATTCAAAAGCATCAAACATTCTTGACTACACAAACTATTTGATTGTCATTTCCGCCATTGCCTATTTCTTCTTTTGAATTATAAATTCTGCATTGCCAGCCGTACTTAGCAAATCCTTCTTTTTCTTCTTGTTTTAAAAGATCATCAAATTCTTCTTCTGACATACTTGCCTTTTTGTCTTCATACTCTTTCTTGAATGATGCTGTTAAGAATTGACGAACATAAAATTTATTTCCTACAACTGGTAATACCGCATGGAATACGTCTGTTCTAAATAGAAGTCCGTCTCCAGCTTCCATCTTGTATCTTACTGGTGGATCAATCATGTAGCATTTTCTCTCTACCCCAGCTTCATCAATATAGGTTGATATCTCTGCATCCTCTGTATTGATTAGTAAAATATCTCCACCTTCATAATCATCGTTAGTATAGATATTAAAATTAAATATATGTGGAGTGCCACCAAACCAAGGCCTTCTATCCTGATGGTATTCCATTGATAGTGGTTTTGAAGTATCTGTGTTTTCTGATTCTAAAATTACAACATCAGCAGTGCAGTATGTTGGATGCTTTCTAGCTTCTTCCATAGTCGTTGGAATATTAGGGTCTTCGTCTATTAGCTTAAAGTAGTCTTCGTTTAAATAATTTTCCTTATATATCTTCATTACGTTCCAGAAGATGTCTAGAAATTCTCTTAGGTATTCTCCGCCTTCATTTTGACAAACTTCATATGATGAGTCCTGATATGGATAGGCCTTTGAATATTGACCCCAAGGACGCCAGTCTTCCCAGTTTCCAAACCACTGGTCATTATTGGTTTTAGAGCGTATAATAAAATCCTGGGTCGCAGCTGGATCCCTTAGTGTATTTTTAAAAAGGATAACATCTTTAGTGAGTAGTCTATGTTCCATGATTTTCCTGTCGCTAGATTATAATTATAGCATTGGTTGTATCACTTGATCTTAGGTCTTAGGTCTTACTATATATATAATATATTTAATATTTATTGATTTACTGACCCCCCGACCCCCCTAGAAAAGTATAACATTTGTATTTTCGGTGTCAACCCCTTTTCAAATTTCAGAAAATGTTAATATATTTTTAATTTGTACGATACACATATTTGAGAGAAACGGACATTTAGGATAGACCGCCCATAATGAGCGTGTGCATGGGATCTTTGTGGTGCAAATCACATAGGTTTGCAAAGATTTATTTCGACACGCCCGAGAATAGGGGTATAAATGTCAGTGCCCCTTGCTATGATTAAGGTATAAAGAAAGTAAGAAAGTCTTACTAAGAAAGGTTAGGTCTAAAATGACTAACAGAATTTGGGAAAGTCGTAACGACTACCTAGTAGAGTCAGACGCTAAGCGTCTTGGCTATGTATCCTGCTCAGCAGGTTGCGGTAGAGTAACCGCATACTCCTTATGCGTAATGTGTGGCGGTAACTACGCCGAGCATAACCTAGTAGGTGTGAGGTAACTCACACTAGACACTAGCCCTAAATGGGGCTAAATGTCAGTAGCCCATGATAAGGTTACACCATAACTAAATAAGGGTATGAGCCTAGCAAATAATCCGTAAGGTGAGCCTAGCGAATAAGACCCCCCCAAAAATTACTAACGAAAGAAGAATAAATAAATGTCATACGCATACAACACACGCACTAACTCTATCTCTAAGTGGGACACTATCCAAGAAGATGTAGCAGACGCATACGCATACTTAGATGAAGAAGTAGAGCAAGACGAAGATGAATTAGAAGATGAATTAACAGACGAGCAAGTAGACGCACTACTAGCAGAAATGGCAGAGGTAGCGTAATGGGTTACATAGAATTATTCCGTATGGATAACGAGGGTGCAGGGTGGGTATCACTAGATAACGCAACACCAGATGAATTACTAACTATTGAAATTGGACTACTACAAGAGGGAGCACTATAAATGACTATCACCTACACACTATGGCAAGGTAGCCAACTACTAGCCGTTAATCAAAAGGCTAGTAAGCCCGAAGAAATCTTAGCGGTAATCGCTGAACTAAATAAACTCGGTAAGGGTTTCACTTATAACATTAGAGAAGTAGAGGTAAAGTAATGACGATTAACGGAGTAGAGTTATCACTAAACGAATACGGATTAGAGTTTGATAGTTTCTTAGGTGCTATCTATCTACCTTGGCACACTATCATTATCACCGCCTTACTAGTAACCGCTTATAAGATTTATAAGAGAAAGAAGAATAAGTAATGACTACTAATCGCATACTAACTACGCTAGTGCAACTAGGTATCGGTATTCCCGCCCTGCTTATGCTACGCCTTGTAATAAAAGACCTACTAGAGAATGGATTAGAATAAATGCTAAGCAAGAAACACTATATCGGTATCGCCGAAATTCTTTCATCTTATAAAGATTTAATCGGTAATGAATTTACTTATCATGATCTAGTAGAGGACTTTGCGGGATACTTTGCAGAAGATAATCTTTTATTCGATGCACAGAGATTTGTAGACGCTTGCAATAAATAAAAATAAATAAACGGCGTGTCGGCTTGACAAAATCAAGCTGGCCCGCAAAGGCACGGGGTCGGGCGTGTCGTTACGACATTGTTACAGAAACCCTGAACTTGCACGGCGTGTCGATTTGACAGACAAATCGGACATTTAGGTGTGACGCTTATCACAAGACCCACGCTCCAAATAATGAGACAAACCCTTGCAAAATTAACACTTTGTCAGTCCTATCCGCTATAATGTCTACTATAACTTCAACGAAAGGAAGCCAAATGAATCTCGATGAATTCAAGGCTCATGTGTTAGCGACACGACAAGCCTCAAAAGCGGAAGCCATGTCAGTGCTATCTGCTACAATGTCCGTATCAACAACAACGAAAGAGGGTGCCACTAATGGCAACTAAACTATACACAATCGAAAACTTGCTAATCGGCAAGACTTACCGCTCAAACTCTCGCCACTTTTCAGGCGAAATCGTATCTGCTGAACCACGCCCAGCAATTTGGTATGGCGAAAAAACCGAAGCGTTTTTAATCGAAATCCGCACAGGCGGTCTGCGAAATAAATTCGCAACAATCGCAGTAAAGGTTGGTGAATAAATGGGAATGGTTAAAGATAGCCTTGACGGGATTTTCCTTTGCGATAATTGCGATACTCTCGCAACTGTATGGCAAAAAGGAAATACAATCGAAATAACAAAATGCGAATGCGTAACACTAGATTGGGAGAGCGACAATGTATAAAATAACTTTATCTTATGACGGAAATGCACCACACTGGCAACAAGACTACGCAAGCGAATTTGATGCGTGGAAAGATTTCTTTGCATTTACTGATTGGGGATTTGCTAACGAATTCTCAACTGTAAATATTTACAATTCAGAAATGAAATGTTTCACTCGCCACTTCTATCGTGAGGAAAGAAAGGTCGTAACTGTAAAATGACAATGACACGCAAACACTTTGAGGCAATCGCTGAAATTCTAAACTATAACTCAAACAAAACGCACCCTGCTGTATTTTCTAAAATGGTTTTAGATTTTGCGGAATTGTGTGCAAACGAAAATCCTAATTTCAATGTAACTAAATTCTATGAAGCGAGTAATTATGTCATTCCAAAACTCTCTACGAGATAAAGTTAAACGCATTCAGGAATTGCGTCGCAGTAATGCGGCGCAACCTGTTCGCAATAAAAAAAAATACACACGCAAGATCAAACATAAAAATAAATATTCAGAGTAGCGCATAAATATGCAGCTGCGCCCCCATATGTGCGGGGTCGGGCGTGTCGTTATGATGTGATGTAAATCACCCTGGAAATTTGCGTGTCGATTAGGAAATGTCAGTCTATCCTGCTATAATTCTCTCAACTACCAACGAAAGAGGTTCCTCATGGAATTATTTACCGTCGCTTGCTTGAACTATGAAATTTGTGGCGATACCGCAACTTTTGATTCTGTTGAAGAATATGAAATTTATGGCGATGACTATACCTGCGCCGAATGCTATGATTCCGAAGAAATGGAATTCTATGAAATTGGTGGCTGGGCTGATTCGGACGCTCTTGCGTCTGCTGGCCATGGCATGGATGAGGATTACTAATATGTCAGTGGCCAACGCTATAATTACCCCCATGAAACTTAAACGTTCTAATGATAGAAAGGTGGCTAACCTTGTCACAAAAAATGGAAAGCAAGCCGCAATTGCTAACACGTTCGGATTACCTGCAGGAAAAGACTATTCATGTCCTGGCGCTACGAGTATCTGCGAAAGTGTTTGCTATGCAGGCAAGCTTGAAAAGCTCTTCAAGGGCGTAAAGGTTAACCTGCTCCACAATTGGGAGCTCCTACGCAATGCAGACATGGAGACCATGTATCAATTGCTTAATGAAATGATTATTGATTTCAAGGCTGATTGTGTAAAGAAAGACGCCCCTATGTTATTCCGTATCCACTGGGACGGGGATTTCTTCAATGATTTCTATACTTATGCATGGAAGAATGTAATCAATGAGCATGCGGATGTTCAATTTTGGGTTTACACACGTGTAAAGTCTGCAGCGCTTATTCTTAAGGATGTATCTAACTTATCTCTTTACTATTCCACCGACGACGAGAATAAAGAAATAGCATTCGATTTAAAAAAGAATTCTCAAGTCCGCCTGGCCTACCTAGGCAAGACATTCGCTTCAACCGAAGACACAATGAAAGAATTGACTGGCAAGCCTGGCGCTAAGTGTCCAGAGAATATGAAATCAATTCCACTTATTAGCAATGCAGGGTCCGCATGTGTTTCATGTGGCCTATGTGTTTATGGTAAAGCGGATATTAGATTTTCTGCGAGTAAAAAATGACGGACCTAATCGGATCCTTGATCGGAATCATATTAATTATGTTTTTAATTTCACCGATTGTATTAACGGTGTATATGTTGCATAGTTCTAAAATAGATATCGATAGAGATGGCCAGGATGATTTGCCGTATCGTTGGGATAATAAATAGGCTGGTAACCTACGGCGTGTCCCCTTGACAAAAGGGGACCGCTGCCCCCATATGTGGGGGGTTATACACAGGCTTACGGGGTTTATCCACAGACCCTGAAAATTTGTGATTAATCTCACAAAAGCTGCGACACGCCGAGAATGGATTAGGTAATGTCAGTGGCCTAGTGTAAAATACTCTTATCCAACCAACGAAAGGTAATAAATGTCTAATCTAATGAAAGTTCCACACACAGTTGAGTTCGAGGCAGTAATTGACTTGGATAAGATTCCAGCACACTTACTTCCTGCGCTAGTCTCTATGGATTCTTACTCTATCGAAAAGATGTGTAAGGGTGCAACACTACACGCACTTGGAATGTCAAATGTAATTCCACTTGCTAATGAAAATAACACTTGGGCTGAAGTAACAATTAAGGAAGGTAACTAATAATGGGATACACAACAGCGTTAGCACTTGAAGAAGAATTAGGATTGGAAGCGGGATTAGCAATTCACTTGCAAGGTAATCATTACCCGCCCGTTCCAGTTGCTATGGTGCAACCTTGCATAGATGCTATTGACGCATACTATGACGAGGACTATGGTCGAGAGATTAACTTACCTGAAGGTATCTCATGGCGTGGACAAGATAGCGCACCTGCACACGCTATTGTAGATGCTCACCACCTAGACCCTTGGCTTCCACAATACGAGAACTAGGGATCAAAAACCAGGCGTGTGAGATTACTCACACGCTTGGTATCTCAAATAATAAGATTGGGCTTGATAAATGTCAGACCCTAATGCTACAATACTCACCTACAAGAAAGGAAGCAAAATGACAGTAAATGGATACACTTACAAGGTCGGTGATTTATTCACCACCCTAAAGTCAAAAAAGACAGGAGTAATCAAAGAGATTATTCCTAACGCATCTGGCTCGGTGCGTGTGTTGCTAGAAATGCCAACAAAGGAAACTCGTTGGACAACAGTTAGCGACACCGCCCTAACAGGCGCATAAGAAGGAGGCACACACCCAAAGCGGGTGCTAAGCCACGAAACAGGGGCAGTTTAAGAGAGTGTTCTCGCCCAATGTCGTAAGTAAGAACTCTCTCCCTTCGGGGAAATGTCAGACCCCCCTGCTATACTACAACCAACAACAACCAACCAACGAAAGGTAACACAAATGACAAGAGCAATAACAGTAAAGGTGGCAACACCAAAGGTAATCAAGGCACTAGAAACTCGTCTTGCTACAATCGAAAAGACATACAAAGAGCAAACCGCAAATGAAGCAAAGCACACAAAGGCTTATGAAGCGTGGAAAAAGGAAATTGGAAAGTGGGCTATTGCTAACTTCTCAAAGGCTGAAAACCTACGCACAAACTATCGCTCTTGGAACAACAACCTAAATGTTGATTTCGACATTACTTGTAAGGCTGGAGATTTTCCTGCTGAACCTGAAAAGGATTTCGAGGTAATCCATACTCACCAATACAACGAGATGAAAGAGGACATTACAAATGCTCTCACAATTCTCAAAATGACAGATGAGGAAACAGTAAATGCTTCTACAATGAAGCAAATTGCTCGTTATCTCTAAATAATTTGGGGGGCAGAACTAAAGTCCTGAACCCAAACGACCTGAGTAAGTCGCCAAACTGCTCTCCCTTCGGGGACAACTACTAACAAAGGTAATACAATGGCAAATCGTTTCAGAGTAGAAATCTACGACGCAAACAAAATGAATGATGTAACTATTTATTCAGAGCAAGGTGTAGACAAAGAATATTTAACTGAATTAGTTTATTCTAATCTACGAAAGTTTAGCGGAAAAGTAAATGCTTATGTTTTTGATAACGTAAAGAAAAAGAAAACAACAGCAATGTTTCTTGATGAGCACACAGTAAATAAATACAACACAATTTAAAACACGGCGCTGCAGTTGGGAAATCCGATCTCAACTGCAAAGCTGCCCGCATATGTGGGGGGTTATCCACAGGTTTAAGACGGCTTGTGGATAACCCTGGAATTTTGTGAGATTTATCACACGGATCAATTCGGACATATCTCTAACAAGATAGACAAATGTCAGTGGCACCTGTTATAATTGCATCAACAACCAATCGAAAGGAAATAAATCCATGGCTCATAATCTAGAAATGGAAAACGGCGAAGTTGCTTTTGCTCTTCGTGGTGCACCTGCTTGGCATAATCTTGCCAATCGTATCTTCACACAAGATGAGGAAGTTACAACCGCAACAATGCTTGAAGAAGCAAAGTTAGCGAATTGGAATGTTCGCTTGTCTCCACTAACCGACCACATCTCAGAATCTTGGAATGATGTATCTAATGCATCTCTCGTGATTCGTGATAACCCATTCAACAAGGAAATAGATGTTCTTGCTACTGTTGGCAAGCGCTACAAGCCTGTTCAGAATGAAGAATTGTTTGCATTCGCTGATGCAATTCACGATGCCAATGCTGATTGCCGTTGGGAATCTGCGGGTTCTCTTAAAAAGGGCAAAGTTGTATTCGGCACTGTTGATATTCCTCGCACAATGGTTCTTGACCCACAAGGTGCCAATGATGAGACAAAGTTATATCTAATCGTATGGACATCACACGATGGTTCTGTTGCTGTTCAGGCAGCCGTTACACCTGTTCGTGTTGTATGCCAAAACACATTGAATCTTGCAATGCGTAATGCAAAGCAATCTTTCAAGATTCGTCACACTCAATCTGTTGAGGGTCGCATTCAAGTTGCTCGTGAAACTCTTGGGCTTGCTCTTGGATATTTTGATGAATTCGAAGTTCAAGCAAAAGCACTTTACTCTCAGGCAATTACCGATGCTGAATTCTCTAAGTTGATTCAGACAATCTATCCTAAGCCAGAAAAAGATGCTAAGGGTGCAATCAAAAAGTGGGAGAACAAAGTTGTTCTGCTTGATGACCTTTATCATAACTCACCTACTAACGCTACAATCAAGGGAACAAAGTGGGGTGCGTTTAATGCACTTACTGAGCGCCTTGATTACTATCGTTCAGGTCGTGGCAATGGCGAAACACTTATGGCGGGTGCATCAGGGTTTGACCCAGTTCTAACCGCAGAAAAAAATAAGTTGTATCGCATGGTTGCAACTTTCTAAAAAAAATAAATAAAAATCCTGAGCAAGATTTAAAACTGCTCAATATTTTTTTTGATCTCATAGCTCAATTGGTTAGAGCGCTACCCTGTCACGGTAGAGGTTGCGAGTTCAAGTCTCGTTGGGATCGCAAAGAATAAATATGCATTGCATTGTATATTTATGCAGGCCCCCATATGTGAGGGTGTGATTTTTATCATACGAGGGAGATAAAAAATCCCTGGAATTATCTTGTGCATGTCAGTGGGGTAGTGTACAATACTCCATATACAACAACGAAAGGTATAACATGAGAGATAGAACTAAAGGATATGTTGGCAATGTGCTCGACGGGAAAAAGCTTGCCATCATTGCAACTGAAATTGTAAAAGCACAATACAATAACCCAAGCGAACTAACAATAGATAATTTATTGTTAATTGAACTAGAAGAGAAGAATGTATTTGGGGACCCCAAGTATGCAGTTGTATGCTCAGAGGGCGTCGGCTGGGAACAAGATGAATACGGTTGCCTAGAGATACCTACAAACATTGGTGCCATGGGCCTATACAATGGCCGTGTCTTTATTTCAATAGACAAGGTTAAGTCTTGTCAGACTCTATTCAAGGAAGATATATCAGATTACATTAGAACTTTTGGGGACCGCCTTGATCGTAATTGCTCTTTGTGGCAATCCAAAATGTCAGTGGAACCTGCTACAATACTCGGATGACCAACGAACTAGTATCAAGTAAATATACATTTGTCTGCGACCCAGATGAATGTGATTCTTTAATTGAATTAACATCATCAGACGGATTTGGATTCCCGTCAGGTGTGACAGAACTCACATGTCCGTGTGGCCGTAAGACAACCTTATTGTCAGTGGAGCATGCTACAATTCCACCTATAACAACAACGAAAGAGGAAAAAATGGAAACAACAACACCTGCAGTAATAGTTCCTGATACATACAACGCTAACCTTTTGGTTACATACAAAGTAATCAAGGGCTACTCAGACCCTGAGTATGCAACAGATAAGGTTGCATCTATTGAATGGGACTTGCACAATGCTCGTCAGACACAGAAGCGCAATGCGGTTCTTCAAGACAAGATTGATGCAGTTAAAGATATTATCACTGAAGCATATGGCGATTCAGATGACCAAGAAACACTTCGTTCAATTGCTGAAGCGCTTGATATTGCATTGACTCGAACAATCGAGTGGTCTGCAACAATCGAAGTTAGCGGAACAATGGAATTAGATTTACTTGAAGACTCTGATACAGATGTCGAACAAGAAATCTACGACAACCTAAGCGTTGATACAAATCACGGCAACATTGAAGTTATTGACCAAGAAGTAACGAATGTGCGTGAGAACTAATGTATTTTGAACTCACCGCTCCATCTCAGGTAGCCTTTGCGAGGGCTATCTGGGATGCTGAGTTAATTGGATTAGACCCACAAACAATTGCACCGTTGACATTCAACATTGGAACTGGTAGCATTGAGAAAGTAAGTAAGATTCGTGATAAGTATAATCTAAAAGAGACTTATACATCAGACTATGAACCAACAGGATACACAGGGAGATAAAATGTCAGACTATAAAGATGGATTTGATGACGGGTATAAGTTTGCTCGTGAAGAGATTATGGAGAAGTTAGCAGAGATTGACATTGCTGACATCGACTCTTGGATTCTTGACCGTCTTTCTGAGATGATCGAAGGTGGCAACCTGTGATGGCTGAATGGCTTAAGTGTGACCAATGTGCGGCCCAAGCTATGTGGGAAGCAAAGAAAGACGATATGTCTCTCTATTTTTGTGGACATCACAAAAATAAACAGGGCGAGACCCTTGTGGACTGGGCCCAAGAAATGATACAATTACTCAACTACGAAAAAGAAATGGCGGAATAAAAATGGGAGATAGAGCAAACTTTGGTTTTAAGGACCGTAAGGGCGATACAGTGTTTCTGTATGGACATTGGGCGGGGCACCGCATGCTTGAAAATTTAGCAAATGCAGTGGAAGCAGCACGTCCACGCTGGACAGATGAATCATATGCAACACGTATTGCTATCAGCCATTTAATTAATGATGAGTGGAAAAGCGAAACAGGCTGGGGCATTTCTGTAAATGCATTAACAGATAACGAGCACAAGGTCCCTGTAATTGATTGGGCCAATGCAACGTTTACACTCATGGAAGAAGACCTAACCACGGAAGTATTTAGTTCTAGTTTGGATGTATTTGTAAATAAATACAGTCAACTGGAAGAGCCTGCTATGGTATAATTAATCTAGGACTTAGGTCCTGGTTTTAATAAAGAATATGATATGGTGCGGCTAGTTAAGCGTGTCCCGCAAGTCGCTAAGTAAAGCGGATCTATTCCTTTCGTTGGAGATCCAGGCAGCCTTATCATTACCCCCTAGTCAGCTTCAACTCTGATACTAGGGGGATTTTTTTGGCCCGCAAAAGACTGAGGGTAACATAATTTGTTTACGAGGTCAATTCAAAAGCCCTGAAAATTCTGTGATCTTGACCACATGCATACAAAATGTGGTGTGACTCACACCTAAATTGTATTCCATATGTCAGTGGTCTCATGTATAATAATCACATATCAACGAAAGGATATAAAATGCCAAATTGGGTATATAACGGTTTAACTATTGAGGGTAATCCTGACCAAGTTAAATCTTTAATTAAACAGATGAATAAGCCATTTGTTCAATATATTGAGCCACTGGGTGATTTATCATTTGGGATTAAGCAACGTAAGTATGTTAATCCTATCTTTGCTTTTCATAATATCTATTCATATGTAGACCATGGTGTATCTAATGAGACCTATTGGGGACAACCGCCTCGTAAAGAAGACTCTTCATTTGCCGACTGGATGAAGTTTGAGACCAATGACTGGTATAACTTTAATAATCGTGAATGGGGAACTAAATGGGATGTGGCTGTAGCCGAGGATGATAAGTATCCTGAAACTACTATTGAGGAAGCAGAGAATGGTGAGAACTATGTAGTTCATTATAACTTTAATACTGCTTGGTCTCGTCCGCTTCCTGCTCTTGAAAAACTATCTGCACAATACCCAACATTACTCTTTACTTTATCATATGAGGAAGAGACTGGCTGGGGTGGAGAAATGGAATTCCTTCGTGGGGAAATCATTAGTCAATCTGAATATGAAAATATGTGCCGTGACTGTGATGCAATAGACCAAATGGAATACTGTGAGGAATGCGAAGAGCAACTTTGTGGCAATTGCAACTGGCTTGGCGAGGCAGACCTAGAGGCTGTGGCTAAATGTCAGACCCATGCTATATACTTAGAAACCAAAGTTCCCGAATATCGAAAGGCGGAAGTAAAATGAGCGAACAGTTCATAGACACAATAGCAGAACACATTACTGGAGCAATTCAGCAGGAAATAGCAGAACATTTATTTGACCAATGGTCATATAACAATTTAGAATCAGGTTCAGATTATGCTGAATGGCAATTTATGTCATTTGCTTCAGATGAACTAAAGCAACAATACAATGAGTATTATGGATATATTGAGGGAGATGAGTTCTTACTATGAAACACGAACACAATTGGGAATGGACTCCATTTTGGCATAGATATACCTGCAAATGTGGAGCAGCACAAGAAATGTCCAAAGAACCACAAACTAGTAAATCGGGGGTAGTAATATTTTAGGTTATACGGAATCCGATCTAAATAGAATGATTAATGCTGTTCATGACGCTAAGTTATTCTATCTTAGAACCCCGTCCGATTTAATGGATAAGACAGAACTTAGAAAAGACCTGGAGGATGCGGTTAGCTTTTTACAGGGTCTATGGGCGGAGGGATACTTTGACTAGGTCATCAAGTTTTATGGAGTATCTAAAGATACATGAGATTAGTTTAATGCAGGACCTAGAAGAAATTGATTATGTAAATGAACATCATTTCTACAGATGTAAGGAAGCAGAGATTTTAAATACAAGGCATATATTGTCAGTGGCAACTGATATAATGAACAACTCAAACGAAAGGGAATATGAATGAAACTATCTAAAAGGATAATGGAAGACCTTGAAGACCAAGCAAGTCAAATTCTATATTTTGAATCCGCTATGTCTGATGAAGATGAAGCATTTAAATCAATTGTAGAACGTCTTGTTCATATCTATAAGGCTGGAGTTAATAATGAATAGAGAAGATATTGGCCTCCCGCCCCACCTTCAACGCATGGTCAACCTTGACATGGACGGTGCAGACATTCTGCACGGCGAACTAAAGGTGCTCATGGTTGAAGCAGAAAAGCAATTGGAATATGCAACGGAAGCCGAAGAAGAATCAGGCGAAGCCATGGATTCTATGGAACGCAAATATTGGGAAGGCGTCCTTGAAACATATGGAGAACTATATGGTCTTACATATGACATAGCATTTGCTAAGAACGATAAACTAATTAGAGATATGAAGGAGCACGTAAATGGCTGACATGGACCTACAGGAAAAAACTCGCATGCTTGATACTTACAATGAGATTGAAGATATCATTGCCAAGATAACTAAACTTCCCGTTGGCCTGCCCCTTGTTTGGGTGTATGCATGGGATGTTGCACGAGACCTCTACACAAGCATTCAAGAGGGTGCTGAAGAGGAATACTGTGTAACTGAAGACATTGAGGACGTGTGGCAGATGTTTTGGGAAGACGCAGACAAGAATGGCTGGTCCCTAGAGTATGGCGCAGAAGACCTACACGAGGGCATACGGGACTGGATGATAGACCGACAGATAATCGATGAGGTGCCCGAAGATGATGAGGAGGAAGAAGATGAAAATGAGTGACGTATACATCAATGATCAATTAAACAAAGCGCAGCAATTGTTATGGGGTGGGTCCGAAACTGAAAATATTGAGGCCCATAACATCATTGCTAAATTAATTAAAGATCGTATTGAACAAACAGATCTTACGTGAGGGCCAAATTTTTTCCTTACGGTTGCAAAAGAAAATAGCCTGAAACCTATTTACAATATCGTGAATAGTTGATATAATAAATAAAACATCTCTTGAAAGGGGATAATCAAATGGCAACAAAGCGTGAATATCTAAAGCAGCAAGGCATTACAGTAGGCGTCCGTGGACGTTTCTCAGGAGCAGCTAAGGTAGCTCTTGCGGAGGCGGAAGCCAAGGGCATTAAGTTTACTGCAGAAGTTCCAGCAGGCAAGGCTAAGTAAACCAGGGACGGGGTCAGGGCTTCGTTGGTCCTTGACCCCCTCTCTTATTTTTGGTATAATCGACAGTTAGGCGGAAGGCGGAAAATATGGGTAAGACACCTGAAATCAAAGTAGCACAAGCAATAGTTAATCTAACAGAAGACCATTGGTTTAATCCAGCAATCTTCGGGAGATATCTAGCAGAACAGCCGATGTATACCATTGACCGAATTATGGAAATGGTTGCCTCAATCATATCCGAACAATCTAAGATACATGGAGTTCATGGCTTCACATCAGAAGGTCTGATGTTAGCAGTTGAATTAAATGAATGTATCAAGGCTTACCAAGAAGTAACACAATTAAATAATCTAAAACTTCCTGCCCGTTCTTTTACAATTAAAAAGCGGGAGGAACCAATAGTAAGACAAGGGTTTGGATGGAGAGAAGAAGAAGATCCATTCAGTAACTAATAGACATATATGAGAAGATGAATGTCTGGTTAGATAGATAAACATATCTAGCCCAAATTATCCACAGGGTTATCCACATCCTGTGGATTTTTTGTATGTGTGGGCATGAGGGCCAAATTTTCCATTTACGACAAGCTGATCTAAACGCCTGAAATTTCTAGGAAGTGGGCCAAATTTTACATTTACGAAGGCTTGACAGAATCCCTGAAATTTGCTACAGAATATGTCTGAATAGATAATTATACATTATGAATGTCGACAAATCTGTAGAGAATATGGCAAAATAGATCAAAATTCCTCATAAAATCTATTGACAAATATGGATCAATATGCTGCCAATATTGCCTATTGACATTACGTTAAGGATATGGGATGCTCAATTACATATGTATCTCTATCTATATATAACTATAGTATATAGGATCTAATCTAGAGTATAAATTCTCCACAATGCTCCACTTTACTCCACTATATAAGCCTTAGAAAGGCTATTAGAGAGGAGATAATTGGGAGGGGGATATAGGAGTTAGGACCATATCTGCTGTAATTTCTACAGCTCTTTGGTCATAGATGAATACTATTTACTGGCTCTTTGGACCAATGTATGTAGGATCTAATATAGACTACACCATAGGCTATTGCTGCAAATATGAATCCGTATTGTTTAGTAGTAATAGCGTATATGATCCATAGGAACTCATTGAATAGTAATAGTAGCCAAGCCCATACTGTCTTCCGCCCCACAAAATATATGCCTGTGACACCAATTGCTGCTAATACATATGACCAATACACTACATCCACCTTTGTCTATAAACCCTAGTATCTGCTACTATGTCTTTAATTATTTCATTTTGATCTGTTGATACAGGAATGACAGATGCTGTATTTGCCAAAGCCCCAGTCTTTCTAGCTTTTATCCTAGGTTTAGCCACATTATATACAGGTATCTTTTCAGGCCATAGGCCTGCCGCCTTCATTTCTCTTTCCCATTTTGCCAACTCTTGGTTGGTTGGGAACTCATTCTTCTTCTTCATATAGTTATTATACTATATTGATATAATTCTAGTCAACTACTTTAGCAACTATGTGTTAATCCACATACAGTGCATTTACTGTCTACGACAACGCAATCATCACACCAATCTGTGATCGCTTTATCTTCTAGCTCTATATATGCTTCAAGGTTATCTAGTATGCCCATTATCGTCTCTTTCTTGATCTATGATGCTGTATGTTTATATAAGCATTGACCCATACGCCAATAAGGATAAGTAGGTCTATTAGTGTATGTAGCAATTAGTCTACCTTTGGTTTAAATACACCATTCCAGGAAGTTTCTGGTTCTTCTGGTAGTCCCGTCGCTTTATTAATTGGGACACAATTAGGGACTCTCTTTCCACCCTTGTCCTTCATACCAACCTGCTTATATCCTGCCCAGCAAGCCTTCTCAAGGTTATTCCATTTGTCTACATGCTCATCATCTGAGATGTAAGCCTTTG